ACCTGTGATGGAGAGATTACTCTGTCTGGCGGCAACCAGGCAGAGTAACTTCAGTGACAGAGGTCGCGGCGCGGTTAGGAGTGATAAATTTGGTGGAAATTGGAGAAGCCATTTACATCGTGGCTATCATAAACTTCTTTCATATCATCACCTCCCCGCCCTCGGCTCGCCCCGGTCTATCGCCTGTTGGACCTCGGCCAAAGCCTCCGATCTGCAGTGATCGCACAGGGATTCCCCATAGATCTCATCACCCTCAAAAAGAGTTGCCATCTATCTCATCCTCCTCAGCAAGACCGGACCACCGGCCCCGCATATCCGGTCCCTGAGAGGTAGGAGGCGACTGGAAGAAGATAGACCTCTCGGCGACTGTCGGAGCGGGCCGGATCGCGAAGCGATCCAATGGGAGGAGAAGGCGATCAACCTCCTCCTCGATCCTCTTTTGCCTATAGTAGCGGAGAAGACACCGATCCACCGCGCGAGCCCGTCGCCTCCGCCTCCGGCGCATCTGGTTGTGGGTCATCGCCCGGCCTCCTCAGCCATCAACCCCATCGCCCACCGCGCCACCACCTCGGGATATGCCGCCAGAAGGCAGTTTAGGGCCGCCTCCACCTGGCAGGGGGATAGGCGAGGGCTCACGCCTCCGCCTCCTCAGGCAGACAGAAGCCCCTTCTATCGGGATTAGTGGCCCGGACCTTCAGCCCCGCCAGCTCTTCGCGAAGCCTGGCATTTCTGGCGGCTATCCTCTCGGCCCTCGCCTCCAGCTCCTCGGAGGAGAGGGGAGTCACGCCCGCGGGGAGGTGGGGGGCCCTGTCCCGGAGGATGGCCGCCAGCTTCTTCTGGTGTTTGCAGGGTTCCCCGGCCGGCCCCCTTCGATACGTGAAATCCGGGCAACTGCACCCGTTTAACGTGGTCATCCAGTAGCCGCGCCGCTTGGAATCCAAGAAAAAGCCCGTCGCCTCCGAGAATCCCAGGTCCTCGCCAAAGACGACCGCCGCGCCGATCTGATCCGGCTCCATCCCCGCGGCCGCCGCCAGGTATTCGACTCCTCGCCTGTGGTGGAGCCCGTCGGGCAGATCAAGCCCCGCGGCCTCCTTTGTGGATGCAATGCTTTGCATTTGAGTTCACCAAATACATAATGGGTCATAAAGGAATATAAAGCTTTTGGTGAGTAAACCTTAAATATAAAGCAGGGCCAAATAGGATAACATGCCTGAAAAAAAAGTAGTGGCTACAATAACGATCGATCCAGAAATAGCCGCATGGATCGACAAGGGAATAGAGAGCAAGAGGTTTGCAAACCGGACCCATGCAATAGAGTACTGCCTATTCCATGTAAAGACCGAAGAAGAAGCCAAGATAAGAGGAGAACAGGGAAATCATGAAGCCCCTGCCTCCGCTTAACGACATTTCAGTTTGGTGAACCCAAATGTCACCTGATTCTATCCCATCAGTCGAAGATATACCTTTCGACGTCTCGCCCGCCCTCCGATCCCTCCTCTCCGAGGTCCTCGACCGCCTCGCCGCTGTCGAGGAGGAGGTATCGGCCCTCCGAGAAGATAACGCCCGGAAGGATGAGAGAATAGCCGAACTGGAGAGAGAGCTATTCAACCACAGCCTACACGGCCACCCCGACATGCGCCTCGATATCGCCGCCCTCCAGAGCCAGAAGAAGCCCGCCCCGGCCCTCCGCCAGTCCACAGCAGAAGAGCACGTAGACCGCCTCTTCTCGGAGATGCGCCGTCTTAGGATGCGCCAGACAACCGTAAGAGATGCGGCCCGGTTCATTGGTATCTCCAAGCCTCATATGCAGAAGCTAAAACCGTATCTAGCGGCTGATATGAGGTTTACGCTTTTGAAAGACCCGAACCGGCCGAACAGATATCTTATACGCATAGTTTAGGACGTAAAAACGTATCATGATACGATACGGTCATTTCGGATGAAACGCTAGCGGCTAAAACTCTGATTATCGGATGGGATGGTCATCTGATGAAATATAGTATAGTCTAGTCGGAGATATAGATATAAATACAGAGATAGAATATAAACAATATAGAAAATATGATCTGTGGCTTAATTCTAGCAAAAACGAATCGTATCATGATACGTTTTTGAATTGTGTAAAATCTAGGAGGTTATGGGAAAATGGACATCAATGAGGAGATCACCCGCCTCACTTCTCGCGCCCCGACTTCAGCTTCTCTTTCAGCTCGAAGGTGTAGCGCCTCGCCCTGGTCCCGCCCCTCCGAACGTTCTGAGCCTCCAGCCCCTCAGCCTTCAGCCACCGGCCCAAATGCTTAGGATGGCCCCCCACAACCTCGGCGACTTGGGAGACGCTCGGCTCCACCCCTCTGCTGTGGAAGTCCCGGATCACCTCCAGGGCTCTCTCGACGACCCCCTCGTCTGTCTTAGGTAAGGCCCCTTTCCCTGCTGTCTTAGGTAAGGCTTTGTCTTGTGTAAGGCCCGTTGTCTTATGTAAGGTATCTGTCTTAGGTAAGGGTCTTACATAAGACTCTTCGCTGTCTTGTGTAAGGACTTCTGTCTTTTGTAAGTTGTCTTGTGTAAGGCTCGCCGGAAGGGTCTTCCCGATGTACTTTTTCCGGGTCTTCCCCCCCTCCCACCAGTAGGCATACCAATAGGGGCCGTGTCCATCACCTCGCTCGCACTTCTTGCACCGCTCCTTCCCACAGAGGGAGATCTCTTGTTTGTACAACCTCCCCGTTGTGGGGTCCTTAACCGCGTCCATGGGTTGTCTTATGTAAGGGATGGTATATATAGATTCCTTACATAAGACAGCTTACATAAGACAGCCCGATGGATGCTGATTTCACCCACAAAGAGGAGGTTTTACAGGTCGAAACGGTGCTTATAAAATGGTGAGAATAGAATTGTTGCGGTGTTGATGACCAGTTATGCGACCTTCCGGACCAGGATCTCGCAGCAACGGCATTTCGGGTGCTTAATTGGCCCGCCTCCTCCCCCTCTATCAAACTGACCGTCGGGAAGATCCGCCCTCGCGCCCACAAGCCCCGCGCAGATAGGGCACATCCGGCCGTCGGGTGTCCCGAGCCATTCTCTTTCCCATTCGTCGGGGTCCAGGATCCCGCGCTTCACGGCGTCCCTGTTGGCCGCTCGATAACCCTCGTTGGCTGCCTTGTGGCCTTCAGTAAGCGATATGGTCATCGCTCTCTGTCTCAGAAGTCTATTGCGGTACTTCTCGACCGCCTTCGCTTTCGCGGCTTCATTCATCCCCACAAGCCCCTCCTCGAAGGTCTCCAGGGCTCGGAGCTGGCGGGGGAGGAGTCCGATATGGTCTTTGATCAGCTTCGCCTGAGCTGTGGGGGTTAGGCCCTCAGTCTGGCCCCGGAGGACGATATCTCTGATAGTAGCCTTCGCCGTCTCGTCGATGTACTTAACCTCAGCCGCTCCATATTTCATGATCCAGGCCGCTGTCTCAGGGTTTCGTAGATCGAATTTGACGCCTATCCCCACAAGCTTCCCGATCTCTTCGAGCTGAGCCTCGCCGCCCTCGTAAAATGCGGCCTCGATGAAAGGAGAGGGGTCGAAGGTCGTCGCCGGGATGTTCTTTCGGCCGTCGATCTCTACCTCCCTCTGCCACTTCAGGAAGGCCTCGGAGATCGTCCTCGCCCACTTGTCGCCTATTCGTTGGGTCGGGGTCCGGCGGGTCATTCACTCCCCCACGCCCCCGAGAAGAAGAACACGGAACTCCTCGGACCCCGATAAGCCGGGCGTGGACTTCACCACCTTAACCTCATAGACTATACCCGGAACGCCGCCAACAACGGGCCTAACCAGGGCCTCGGCCTCTATTTGAGCCTCACATATCACTTTGGCATCAGATACGGCGATAACTTCGCTGGCTTCGTCGTCACTCACCTTAAGGTAGGTCGATCTTTTGTCTTCCCACCTGCAGGCGAATTCTTGCCATGTGGGTGGGATCTCATCGCCGGCGGCATCAACGGCCCGAATACTGATTGTTATGCCGTAGTCCCCTCCCATATCGGTTGTAACTTCGGTGAGGTCGTCGAATAGCTCATCGCCCGTTACGATCAATTCGGGGCCGTATAGACCAGATGTAAAAGTGAGAGTTTCAGTTACGGGCTCACCGTCAAGGGTCCCGACCAGATAGACATGTCTCGGATCGCCGGCGCTCCCCGAACGTTCGGCCCGGATCCTGAAGTCCTCGCCGATGGTTATATCGTTGAGCGGGATCTCGTCGAGAGGAGCCCCATTATAAAATTCGGCTGTGACGTAATGGCTGGCCGTCTGGTTGAGGTAGCCGGAGATCAGGCTCATCTCGCCCGCGCTCCCTTCGCCAGATAGGGCTCCAGCAGCCGGTAAGCCGTCCATGATATGAGGGGGGTCCCTTTGATCCCGCCTCCCTGCATCGCAGGGTCGAAGGTCTCGGAGAGGTCAGAGATCCGGAAGCTCTTCACCCCGGAGGCCTGGAGGGCTCTTCTCTCGTCGCCTGTGGGAGATAGCCTCGCCAGGATCTCCTCGCAGACTGCATCTTTAATGGCCTGTGGGATGCAGACGTCCCCCTCGGTGTCCCTCTCGACCGTCCAGCCGCCCCGGACCTTAATCAGCCTCGGCCACTGGAGAGCCTGATCGGTGTCGTACTTCCGGCCCACGAATAGAAGAGAGTCCACAAGGGAGGAGGAGTATTTTAGGGCGTCCTCTTGATCCGCCTCGGTGGCGCCGGTCCAGGCCGAGGAGTCGGGTCTGTCGGCCGCGTAGGCGTCCATCTCTTCAGAAGTGACATATTCAGTCATAGAATCGTACCCTTCGAGGTTTGTGGGGGAAGCCCAGGGGAACGGGCCTAGGTGCGAGCCCTTTTGAGGCTTCCCCCTATGGCTAACGCTGACCAGCGTGATGTTTCAAGGCAGAGCGTAGGCCTCGATCGTCCCGGCGATGTTCGTCCCGGTCGTGTCGGTTATGTCGATGTGGATCGTTCCGTCTGCCTGGAGGTATCGAGCCGTCTCAATGGGTCCGATACAGAACTCATCGTTGGCGACCACGTCGTCGCCTCTCACAAGGTCGCCGAGACCTCGCCTAAAGGCAGGGTGAGCGGTTCCGGCCTTCAGAGTCACCGCGCCGCCGGTTCCCGTTCCCGCCGAGATGTGGACGAGGATCAGCAGCCTCTTGAAGTTGGCCCCGGCGGCGATGTAGTGATGGTTGGACTTGTCGATCGCGTCGGGTGCCGCTCTGTCGGCCCATGCGCCGTTAAGCTCGTTTACGGTAATTTCGGATCTGGTTGCCATTTTTCACCACCTCAGCTCGGAGCACAAGTCAGAACGCAGAGACATTCAGGATCGATGACCTTCGCGCCGTAGCAGTGAAGGCCCCGGAGGGCGTCGGCGAAGAACTTGTCCGGCCTGTAAGCCTCGGTCTCGTTCACAGAGTCGGCGAAGGTCGTCGCCCTGCTGACACCAGCCAGGACCTTGTAGTGGTCGCCCGCCGTGTTCGGTACGTTGTTGGACTGGAGGATGTCGAAGCCGTAAAGGCGGCCTATCTGACCGTTCTTCATCACTCCCTCCACAGCAGACCACGTGGGGAGATTCACGGCGTCCTCCTGGAGAAGCCACTTCGTCACCCAGGGCGGGATGATGACCCATCGGCCCTCAAAGGGGACATTGGCCTCATCGAGCTTCTGTTTGACCTCCAGGAGCTCCTCGGACACCAGGTCGGTCGTTCCGTCGAAGATCTTGTCGGACCCGTCAGCCCCCACAGCAGAGCCGGCCTGAGCGGCCATGATCCCTGCGATGTACTCGTCGGCGACCTCGGCGAGCCGATAGGCCGCGTCTCTGGTGGCGCTCTCCATCAGCTTCACGTTCATCTGCGCCTTGTCGACGTCCTCGATCCGGAAGTTGAAGGATTTGGCCTGAGTGATCTCCAGGGTGGTGGAGG